CAGTACTATCTCGGTCATGCTGACCTGAGGATGACGACAGAGCTGTACACCCATCTGACGGAAGAACGAAAGAAAAAGACCCTCGCAAAGGTGACCGGGTATCTTGATTCATGGTTGAATCCTGACAGCCCAGACGGCGAAAAAGGGGCTTCAAAATAGGGGTGCGTGGTCAAAACGTGGTCAGCTCGTTTTGATGCTGCATAGATTTACAGGTCATGGGTTTGTTTTGCGGTTGATATTCATGGTTATACGGTGATTTCTGTATAAAATGCAGAACAGCCGCCTTGAATGGGGTTCAAGAGGCCGGAGGTTCGAATCCTCTCACCCAGACCACAAAAAGTCCCGAAAACACAGCGTTTTCGGGACTTTCTCATTTTTGGACAATGGCGAAAAATGGCATAAAATTGAAGTCTACTAATAACATTACTAATAACATCCGCTAATAACAAGATTAGCCCCCATTGAAGGGGGCGAGAATCATTATCTATCAGGCGGTTCCTGCTTGTTGTACTGCGCCGTAGAGATGCCGAGCAACGCACCGATTGCGCTACCTCCGTTCTTCTGGTGTCGGTCGCTCTGTGGTGCGGGGATTCTACTTCCCGCCCCGCCCAAACGTGATCTCATACGCCCCCATCGCCGCCAGCGTAGGGATTACCGCGTTCACAACAGCCAGCGCCGCGCTCTCTGCCGTCAGCCCACCATCAAACGCCGCGCTTGCCAGCATCAGCACCAGGCACACAATATACACCAGCAGCCGCGTGGGAATCTTCCACACCTTGTCCAGCGGCGCCTTGATGAGCTGCACAAACAGCAGCGCAAACGCCGTGCACCCCGCAATCGTCCCCAGCGCCTGCCATGTGAACGGCTCCGTGGGCAGGCCGCCCGCACCGCCACTCTCGGCCACCTGCTCAATTGCGCCCACGCCCTGGGCCACGTCCGCGGCCACCTCAATGACCTCCGTCGCGCACGCCGTCACCGCAAACACCGCCAGCATGGCCAAAATGGCCAGCATTACAAAAACAACTCGCTTCATCCTTCATACCTCCTTACTTCATCCCAAAGTGCCCCAACAGGAACATCACAATCCCGGAGATCACCGCCGCAATGACAGCGTCCCATCGCTTCGCCGGCTTGCTCTTGATCTCGTCAACATCCTGCTTGACCCCATCCACTTTCTTCTCGGTGGATTGCAGCGCGACGCCTTGCCTCTCCAGCGCAAGGGCGATCTTTTGCACGCTCACGGTCAATTCCTTGATTTCGTCCTGCTGCTTGAAGAGCGTCTTGATCTGCTCCTCCATATGAGCCTGGGCCTCAATGATCTTCTGAAACTGCTCCTCGTTCATCGGTATCACGCTCCCGTTCCTCTCTGAATGCCTTCCCCACCTTTATCACGATCACCGCCAGCAGCAGTGACATCCCTATGCGCTTCCATGGCCATATCAGTATCTGGCACAGAATCATATCTGCCCAGACCACCGCCACCTGAATCATGCGCGTGACATCCATGCGTATCCCCCCATCATGGCCCTTCACTGGTTATGTCTATTCCGGGCTGGTCGTAATCTATCCAATATGGGTCGTACCCCTCGAAGCCCGCCAATCGCCGCACCGCCAGCAATGTTAGCAGCAACACCGCTGACATCACGACAACCACAAAAACCTTCCGAAATAGTCGGCGCATATCATTCCACCAGCCTCGCGTATTTCGAGGATACCCAGCCGTTCAATGTCAGTTTCTTTTCGCTTGGAATTTCATCAAGGGCGCTCCAATCGCCCTTTTCAATATCGACTTTGATTTTACCGTCAGGAATATCTATGTGGTCAGGAATATCTATGTCAATATCACCGTCACCCTTCGGTCCAAACAACCATTTGAACCAATCGGGAATGACCGTGCTGAACAGTTTCTTGACCGCATCCCAAATAGTACCAATCAGCTTCGGCAACAGACTGATGCCCCATGCTCCGATTGCAACGGCTCCAATACCGAACAGCCATTTCAACCAATCCGGCCAACCGCTGGTCATCTCAGATAAATCCTTTAAAAAACCTTCCAACGGCTTTTCTTCAAAGACAATTTCACCACTGGAGGAACCACCGCTCCCGCTGCTCCCACCGCCACCGCTGCCGCCCCCGGAAGCAGATGTACTAAACTTATCCAATTTGTTGATTTCATCAAATCCGAGAATCGTTCGTTTCAGTTCTTTAATGGAATCGCTTGCGCCATCCGCACCTGAACTAATGCCGCCTGTTGCATCTCCCCATGTTGTGGCAACCTTTTTGGCCACGGTATACGTGGAAGCACCACTCAACGCAGCAAACAACTGATTAAACGCATTGAGCACTGCAACAACCTTGTCTATGACGAAATCAATCGCCGGAGCCAGCGCGTTGATCAGCGGTGAAACCATGGCAGCAAAACTGTTACCCAAATATTTGGTAGCAGTTGCAATCGTATTCATACTGTTGTAAAATGTCGTATTTGCCGTCCTGCTCCAGTTGTACAGGCTTTTGATACCTTCACTGATACCTTGGGTAATCATCTTCAGCATCGTGCGAATCATACGATATTTAGCGATTCTCACAATGGAACTGTACAGGCCCTTAAAAGCCTTTATGGCTCCTTCGATACGCCCGATCAAAAAACTGCCAAAAGATTTGGGTATGGCAATCAGACCGTTCGCTACAGATCCAAGCACGTCAGACAGTCCGCTCAGCACTTTTGTCAGATTCCCAAACGCCGCCCCCGCTTCATTTGCTTCATCTGCCAACGGCGACATCCGGAAATTCGCAAACCGCTCCGCGGCATAGTCGGCGCTCTCTCCAAGATCCCTGAGTTCAACTTCAATCGCGCCCGCTTGATCTAAACCGCTTCCACCAAACGTGAAGTCTTGTCCCGCATTCAGCTCTTTGGGTTGACGCGCCGCCCACGCAGACGCCCAGTCAAAACCGGCGCTTCCGTTTCCCCATGTCCAACCATTGGTTTCGCCCTTCAGTTGCCTTATTGCGGAGGCCGCGTCCCGTACATCATTTGCGAACTCCGTGAATATCGGCGGAACGCCAGTGCCCAGTGCTGCCCGGAACTCCCGATAGGCTGCCGTAGCATCTCGAATGCTATCCGCGGTATATTTGAACACGGTCATCGCGGAATCCGAAAACTGCGTCTCAACCGACGAACCGCCCTCGGCCAATGCCGCGCCAAACTCCCGGTAAGCCGCCGTCGCGTCCCGGATGCTGTCCGCCGTATACCTGAACACGGTCATCGCCCCATAGGCCGCCATGTTGCCAAAGCTCGGCTCAGGTGCGTCCATGCCGCCCAGCGCCGCGCTCTCGCTCACCCTTTCGCTGGTATGCAGCGGCCCGCTGACCTCCCCGGCCAGCGTATCCCGTATCGCCCCCAGCCTGCTCACGTCCGAATCTTTGATGCCGCCCAGCTCGTCATTGGTCTGCTTGATGCCGTCCGCCAGCCCGCTCAGGCCCTTGCCGCCAGTCTCGCCGCTGACGGCCTTCATCACGCTCGCCAGGTTCTTCCCGGCGCCCTTCAGGTTGTCAAGGTTCCCCACCTTGGAAAGCGCGTCCAGGCCGCCCGCCAGCCGCGCCAGTTTCCGCCCGGCCTCCGTATCCAGCCCCTTGGCAGCCTCCGCGATCTCGGCGATCCCCTTGGCGAACCTGCTGAAATTGGAAGCGCCGGTGACAGCACTTTTAAGCTGATTGAGCTTGCCAATCAGCCTGTCTATCGAAGATTCCGCGCTCTCCGTGCTCGCGGTCAACTCAATGGAAAGAGAATCAACAGTTTCCGCCATGCTTCTCAATCCCCCTTTGCTTCCAATTTCCCGCCATCTCCAAAGCCTTCCCCAGCGACCAACGGGAGCGGTTCAGGGGGGCCGTAGGCCCTAGCGAGCCTGCGAGCGTCAGGTGGCAGCGGCTCTGCCGCTGACGGAAGAGGTCGTTTCCCCAAGCCTTCCCCCGATGGGGAAGGTGGATCGACCGAAGGTCGAGACGGATGAGGTCCCTCATCCCCCGCCGCAGCGTCCGCCTCTTCCTTCTCCTCTTCCCTCTTCCTCAAATTCTCCACGCTCTCCCGCTTGAACATCTCCAGCATCCGCTCCATGCGTTGCTTCTGCTGAATCTGCTTGCGCTCTTCCGCTTCCTTCGCGGTCAGCGGATACGGCTCCTCAGAATACTTCCCAGGCTCCACCTTGCCCTTGCCAAAGGCCGCCCGCATCACTGGGGCCACCTTCAACAGCGCCTCATAGATGTAACTGCCCTGCCACCACATCTCCCAGTTCCGGTATTGCTTCCTCTGTGCCCACGCCAGCCGGTACGACCGGTGCACCTTCGTGTTGCAGTGCCAGAACTGATTCCACGTCATACCCATCGCCATATAGGCCGGGCATATGTTCATGAACATCTCCGCTAAACTTATGGGAGTGACAGGTGCCACCCCTTCGTCACTCCCATCTCCAGCGTCAACCGTCGGCCCTTCCCTTACAGGGTCGCCGTCCAATCCACGTTTCCCTCGTCGTCCTCGTCGGGCAGCAGGTACTCCAGCGTATTGTTGTACATCTCGGTCAGCTTCTTCAGCAGCTCCTCGCGCCGCATCATCTGCTTGAACAGCTTCTCGGGGATGCCGTCGCCCACCGCCTTGCGATGATGCGCCAGGAATGCGCCGGCCCAAAGCTGCTCCAGCCGGGTCGCGGGCATGTCTCCGATCTCGTTGATCTTGAAGCCGTTGGCCTCCATCCGCTTGATCGTATCGGGCGTATACTCCAGGCAATACGCCTTGCCGTTGTACTCGAGCTCAATCTTGTTGGTCTTCTGAATATCGCTCATCTTTTGATCTCCCTTCCTTTTTCTCGCCATTGTGTTTATCACTCCGTCGATGTGTCGTGGTTTTTATAGACAGGGGCAAGGGCAAATCATCCCTTGCCCCAAACGACTGTAGACTTATGCCTTCCCCTTTAGGGTGTGCGTAGCCATGCCCTTGGGCGGAAGGTGGCTGGCCGCAGGCCAGACGGATAAGGTCGTCCCCCGGCTTACTCAGCTCACCAGCACGAACCCCTCGGTCATGGTCAGCGTCACCGTCATGTCCACGACCTCGTTGATGCCTTTGCCCGGGATGCCAGCGCGGACATAGCCCTTGCCCTGGAACTTGCCCATGCTGCCGTCCGGGGTGTAGGTGCTGCCGCTCTTGGTATAGCCGAACCACACCGCCAGGTTCAGCTCCTGGCCCTCCAGGTCCTGAATCTTGGCATAGTCGGTGGGGTTGTAGTTGCAGGTGAAACTCTTCTGATCGTTGCCGATGATGCCCTCGATGTAGGTGCGCTGGGCGTCAGAAGTTGTGGTCTTTTCCAACAGATTTGTTATCGCCGTGGCTTTTTATCCTCGGCTTCTTACGGTTTCCCGTAAGCTCAGCATATCTTTTCACTCTGTTCAGAGTGCCCCGGCCTCGTGGCGGCTTATATTCCGCTTCCGCGGTTTCATCCACTATGCGTTGCCCCTGACTGCGGCGTTGCCCACAGCCTTCGGTTCGGATTAGCGTGCCCTCTCGGGTTTAGCCTTCCCGCTTAATTCCGGGGTTTAAGGAGGCCAGGTTAGTTACACAACAGGTTTAGCCTCCACAGTTCCGATCAGGTCCGGGAAGTCCTTGATCTCGATCAGCTGCTCCCAGGTCAGCGTGCCGCTGCCGGTCCCCTGCATCAGTGTCGCCTGAAAGGTATTGATCGCCTGAGACATATCTATCTACCTCCTGTATATCGTCAAAGTGTCGGTGCTGTCAATGCGCAGAATCGCCTTGACCATCGCCAGCTTCGCCTCAGATGTCACTTCAACCACCTACCTTTCAATGTCATCCGTTCCCCAAAAGCCTTCCCCTCTGGGGGGCCGCAAGGCCCTAGCGAGCCTGCGAGCGTCAGGTGGCACGGCGCAGCCGTGACGGATGAGGTCCCCGCCGCAGCGGTTTCCCATCGTCACTTCTTCGCTGTCCGTCCCGCCTTCTTTGCCGTCGCCGGCTTGGCCTCAACCTTGGCTCCCTCTTTGAGGGAGCTGTCAGCCGCAGGCTGACTGAGGGAGTTAGTCTCCGGCGCCTTCTCACTGGCCTCAGCCTTGGGCTGATCCACCTTCTGGAGAATCAGCCCAATCACGCGGCCATGAGGCGTCTGCATCACAGCCATGCGCTCACCTCATCAGGACAGGGCCGTCGCCGCGCGGTGCAGGTAGATGCCGTTCACCTTGTTGTCCATCACGAACACGTCCCAATAGGCACGGTACTGGAAGGACCAGGCGTCGGCAGCCTGCCACTCGTCGGGCGTGAAGATGCGCGGCAGCACATGCTTCATCACCTTCAACACAGCGGCGGGATGCACCACCATGAAGTTGATGCCGTAGCCGGTGGTCGGGGTGCCGATGTAGCCGCCCGCAGTCTGGCCAGCAGTCGTGCCGTCGTACTGGGTGATGGCAGTGTAGAAGCGGGTCTGCGGCACGCGGATCACGCGCATGCCGTTGTAGGCCTCCACGCCGTTGTAGATCGCGCGTTCGCCGTTCTCGGTGAAACGGGCGATCTTCTCCTTCAGGCCCTGATAGGCCGTCTCGCTGACAAACAGGATGCGGCCCTCCTCGGGCACCTCCGCCTCGTTCATCGCCTTGGTGGCGGTGTCGATCAGGTTGGGCACGTCCGTGGTGCCGACGGTGATGTCCGCGTTGGCGCTGTTGCCCGCCTTGCCAGCCATCGTGGCGAAGGTGTAGGCGTCCACCTCGGGCACGACCTTCGTGCGGATGAACTCACCGGCCAGCGTGCCGAAGGCCAGGTCCAGGGTCTCCTCGTTGTCCATGCGGTCGATCTGGAACGCACGACCGCGGTCCTGGGACAGGGTCAGGGTCTCCCAAACGCCGGTCGCCGCGCCGGCCACAAAGCCGGTGTTGCGGCCATAGTCGGCCAGGCCGTCCATGTCGGTCTTGTAGACCTTCACGGCGTTGCCGCCGACGAACTGGACGCTGGGGTTGTCCAGGATGGCGGTGCGGGAACTGTACTTGTATACCTCGTCCAGAAAGGGCAGGTATCGCTGCGCAAGCGCAATGCTGTTCGCATATCTTGTAATCCGCGGCGCTCGCGGCCACCCGTTCGATGATCCGACCGCGAACAACCACAAAGTAAATCAACACAACAACAGAGCCCGACTCTCTTGTAGTTATCAATTCATCCATCACGATCCCCGCGATCACATCCGCCTTGTCGCAATCTTCCAGCCACACAACGCTGCCATACGGCAAGGCCGCCACCTCTTCCAGTGGCATCACCCTCGGAACCGCCAGCCTTTCCAGCGCCTCCTCCAGCTTACAGACGCAATCCGCCGTGGCCTGCGTCGAACCATACATCTGCTTGCCAAACCGCGTCAGTTTCGCCCTTCCCGCTTCATCCCGGTATGTCATTCGCTCCACCAGCGCGTCGCCTCCCTCTGATCTTTGCTCACTTCCGCCTCACCTTCCTCTTCGGCTTCAGCGCCTTCCACGGGTTCACCGCCGCGCCGTCAGGCCTCTTGTACTTGCACCGCGGGCAAACCCACATCCCGCATCCGACGCCCCATCCGTCCGGCGGCACCCACCGTAGCACCGTTCCGCAGGACGGGCAGACATCGCTCCGTCTCATTCCCACTTCACCTCATTCCCGCACGTCCCGCAGTAGAAGCGATTCCTGTACATCTCCACCGGCTCCCCGCAATGCAGGCAATACCCGCTCCATCCGCCGTTCCACTTCTTCTGCGCGACCTCCCGGATTTTTGGCGCTTCATCTCCCGACGGCACATACTGCCGTTCGTCCTCGCTCCAGCGTTGCCGCAACATCTCCGCCATCATCCTGTCAAAGCAGCGTTTGCACAGATGGAAGCACATCTCGCCGCGATTGACGCTGATAAAATGAATCGCTCCCTTCGACGTGCAATCGTCCTCAAACAACCGCTTACAGCTGTCGCACTGTATCTTCATGCTCATTGCTCCCCATGGGGCTGAACGACCTGGACGACGCCACCGTGACCCTGTACACGCAGGACGACGACAGCCTCCCCGTCTGGCAGGCCATGGAGCACAACACCGTAACCGACGTCAAGACCGGTCCCGCCGCCATCGCGGCGATCATGGCCGCGTAACCGATCCACCCACCCACGACAGGCCGCACAGACGGCAGAAAGGAGATACCCCATGAATAACCCCATCACCGCCGCCATGATCGACGCTATCACCGCTCCGGCCCCCGCGCAAACCGTCACCGTCACCTGGGCAAACGGCAGCCGCGCCACCTACAGCGCCGACATGCTGGACCTGCTCCGCACAGATCCCGCCGCGCTGGACATCCAGGACGACACAACCGGCGAGCTGGTTTATATCAAGCCCGATCCCACCCCGACCGAGGAAGCGCCCCAGGCAGCCACGCAGGCCGCCGAGGAGCCCACCACCGACGAACAGAAAGAAGGAGGTAACCCCCATGAGTAACACCGCCACGAAGCCCACCACGACCCCGGAAGCCGCCGCGATCCTGGCCATCAACCCCGCCATTTTCAAGGGCCTGCACATCAAACTTGGATTTGATTTCCAGCAGCCCGTGACCATCCGCCGCATACCGGCCCCCTTCACCATCAAGAAGGCTTGGAAACTGGCCGGAGCCGACTACGACCCCGCCACCAGCACCGCCGCTATCATCATGCGCGACACCGGCAACACCTGGGGCATTTACCGCGATGTGCACATGGCCCCCATTACCGCCGACAACCTGCGCGACGACTACGACGACCATATGAGCTACAGCCTCGGACGCGCCCACGGTTACAAGACCGTATTCTCCAACTTTTACGCGAAATCCCCGGTTTACGAAACCGATGCCCTACCGTTGGACTATGGCGGCGCAGTTTCCTACGTCCATTGAAGGTAGCTACAATTCCCCATGTTGCGACATGGCAAAATCTTCAATGGTATCATTCTGGCTTTTGCGTCATAATCATAGCGGGCAAAACGGTTCAATCTCGAACGCCACCGTCTATTAAGAGTAGACCCTTTAATCGAAACTGATTTGTTTGCAAGCGCATAAATATCCTACCAATACGGGAGTGCCCCTATAGCTATGATAAACCAAATGCGTTGCGGCAAATCCCATTTTATCGAATTCAATTGCCTTGGTCTTTATAAAATACTCAATGTCTGGATTTTATGGGCATGAAAAGCGGGAAAGCTCATTCTGCATAACAGCTTCCCCGCGAACGTCAATCATGTCTTTTAAGCTTGCTTGCCAGTAGCCAGTCATTGTTCTCCCTCAGCGCAAAACATCTTCTGTATTACATCCTTGCTCATATCCTTGGCCGGAACCTGTTCATCAATCGGATACGAATGATCCGACACAGAATCAGATCGCTCTAAAGCTCTTAT